CAGTCGGCAGGCTTAGCGACGTCGTTGGTCGAGTTCCTCTTGCCGGGGTTCTCCCTAGTGGTCCGGATCTTCTGCATATTGGCCCGGTGGACCTCGGCGAACACCATGTCGATCGGGATGCCAGACTCGTGCGCCAGGCCGTAGACCACGTACAGCAGATCCGCGAGGCCGTCGGCAAAGTCGGCGACCGATCCCTTGCGGTGGGCCTGCATGATCTCGAGCAGCTCCTCCGCGCACAGCTGGTACCGGAAGAGGAAGTCTTCATCCTTCAGGAGGCTCGGCTGGGAGTAAGATGGCAGATGGAACTGCTCTCTGAACTCTATGACCTTCTCGAAGTTCGTCTTGGTGTCCATGGTTTCACATCCATTTGTCTGATTGGAGATCTGCGAAGTCGCTCTCGAACACGTGGAGGCTGGTCATGTGCATCGAGAGCGAGCCTGGGACAATCTTCAACCAATATTCGCTCCTCTTGCGGCATTCCCCAAGAATCCACAGGAGCATCCGGATGGCCAGATAGACGTCGTCCCTGAAGTGACGCCGCAGGTCACAGGACCGCAGCGGGTAGTACATGTGGGCCTCGTTCTCCCTGACCATGACCTGGTACAGCAGGGAGCACATCTTCCGGCCGCCGTCGCCGAAGCCCGTGTCCTCCGGATGGAACAGGGGGATCACGGCCTGGCGGGTGTGTGGTTCTCTTGATAATAGTTCGACCAGATCCTGGAGGTCGCCGTAGTGGTGTCCAATGCCAAACTTCGGCCGCTTGTCGCCGTCCGGATACTTCCTGGGACCGTGACCTTGAGTAGATACGGACAACTTGCCATCCGGAGTTCGACCAGCAAACTTTGGCCATAACCGTTGCATGTACGTGTGGTTAAATTTTTCAAACGTCCTGAACTTGTTGGCGCTCTGCCCCCACGGCCAGTTGGCCCACTGCACTCCAGGGTTCAACGGCTCGCCACCAATTCTTTCTAAAAAATGGTCGTCCGCCCACGGCAGGTTCGGCTCGACGTCTTGCCTCCAGTGGTCCAGGTCCTCGACGCCGTACAGATTTACTTCGAAGCACACGCTCCGCAGCTCGCGGGTGTCCGTGTTCACTGGCACGCCTTGCCACCGCTCAGTCTTCACAGGCAGCGCGCTCAGCATCTCCCGCCGGAGGACGTAGGCGATGGTCGGGAAGTGGGTGCTGTCGACGTGGATCATTTTCTGAACACGCTGATGGTCTGGTACAGAGGTGGTCTCACGCCGTAGAACTTCTCGTACGTGTTCAAGAAGAGCGTCGACGGATGGTGCTTGAGGAAGGCGTTGCCGACGTGCTCGAGGCCCATGGTTTTTTGCAACAAACAGAGGTCGTGGTGCAGGAGGAACGGCTTCTTGTCGCGCATCATGTCCTTGACGCCGACGACGAAGTGGCCGCCAGCTACAAGATAGTCAGCACACGCTTGATAAATATCTTTTATAGTGTCCAGATATTCTGGACCCTCCTTGAGGAAGGCGATGTTCGGCAGCGTCTTGTCATAGTCGAACCGGGTCTCCAGGTGGCGGTGCGCCTTGCCCGTCAGCTTGCCCTTCGGCGACGGCATGCTGATGTCCCCAAGGTACGGCGGGTTGTTGACCACCAAGGCATATCTCTGGTTCACGGAGGCGAGGAACGTCCGGATCTCCCTGGCGTCACCGGCGGCCACCAGGGCAAGCGGCACGTCGGCCGTCGGGAACAGGCCCTTGAACGTGGCTATGGACTTCTGGACGTTGGCCCGGAGGATGTCCCCGTACTCCAGCTCCATCCCGGCGGCGCTGCGGCCCTGCGTGACAGCCTCGACGGCCGTGGTGCCCGATCCTATCGTGGGGTCCAGGACCCACTCCCCCTCCCTGGAGAACTGCTGTACGGCCCAGCGGGCTATGTGCAGAGGGGTCTTGGCTATGTGTCCGCCCTTTCCCTTCTCGGAGGGGTCATAGTACTGCCGCCGCTCCAGGCGGCTGTAGTGCCCGCCATCCGGCGGCCGCAGCTCGCCGATGCTCCTCTGGCAGAACTCGCACGAGCAGTGGTAGTCCCCTGGGATCGCTCCGTCGAGGACGTGGACCTTCTCGCCGACGCTCACAGCAGGCACTCCGACGACATGACCCCGACTATCCGGCCGAAGGCCGTCCGGAAGAGCTCCTCGACGGACTCGGTGTTCAGAGCGTAGATGTCCCTGTCCTTGATGCACGCCCACATGATCTCCTTCTTGGTGCTGTCGCCGATGTAGCCGCCCTCGTTCAAGACAAGGATCGCGTCAGACCCGTCGATCTTAGCCAGGTGAACCAAATCTAACAACACTTTAGAGTCGCTGTTGTTGTGCCAGTCCTTGTTGCCGCCCTCGATCGAAGGGTACGTGCTCAGGCCGTAGACGACGTGGCCGCGCAGAGTCAGCTTCTTGTTCCAGACGTGGTACGCCTTCTCGAACCTAGCGCTGCCGCATAGGGTGATCTTCATCTCTTCTCCTCGGTCAGGATGTTGAGGCAAGCCCGCGCCTCTCGATGGACGTCTTCCGGGTAGTCCTGGTCGTCCAGGATCTTCATGAGGAACTTCATCAGGAAGATCCGATGTCTGGCTAGAAGCTCGATCCTCGCTGGACCGCCGTTGAACTGCTTCAGGCGGATGTTGTAAGGATCTGCCATGATCCTACCCGTACCACTGACCGGGAGCGGAGGAAACTTCTATTTTCCTCCGCCGAACGACTCGATCTTCATCTCGACTCGTCGGTAGTCGGGGACGAGGCGGCGGGAACGAGGAGCAGCAGCGGGGACCGTGGGTTGGAGGGCTGGTGCTGGGTTGGTCCCCGCTGCCGCTGGCCGAGGCGTGGGTGCCTGGGCTTGCCTGCCTATGTTATACTTGTTCAGGCGAATCGAACATCCCTTGTATAGCCAGCACTGCTTGCAGGCGGCCTCCTGATCACTGTACCCAACGTTGTCGCAGTACCACTTCTTCGCCTCGTCCACATGGTCGTTCGGCTGGAGGACCCGCTGCTTAGTAGATTCGAACGGCTCAGACTGTATGTGGGCCCTTATCTGTCTGCAGACGTAGCGGGCAAACTGGATCGGCATGGCCTTGCCCGTCTGCTTGACCATGGTCAGCTCGAAGTGGTGCCACTCCCCAAATTCATTTAATTGAGTACCGTAGAACACGAAGTCGTCTGGGAACCCCTGGATGCGAGCCCGCTCTCGGATCGTGTATGGGTCGCAGCGGATGTTGTGCATGATCGGGTTGCCCCCGGTGATGACGTAGCCGTGGCGGTCCCAGTGGTCCCGCATGAATCCGATCCGCCGGACTGCCTTGCCGGAGTCGTCCGGGTACTCGAACGCGTCGCCTGGCCGTCTGTTCCTGAAGTACTCGGCCATGTCCCGCCACGTCGGACGGTTGCCCCGGCCTCCCAGGTGCAGCCCGCGGTAGCACAGCTCGTCCTTGACGTGCGGATCGTGGTTTGGGAAGTTCGATCCTGGTCGGGGCTCTCCTAGATCCTCCAGGGTGGACCGGATCGTGGCGTCATTCGAAGCCTCACCGGGGACGAAGGCCCACCGCTCTGACTTCAGGGAGCCCAGCATGAACATCCGGTTGCGGTGCTTCTGGACGTTGCCGTAGCCCCAGTTGCTGATCCACTCTGGGAACAAGTCATAGTCCGGCAGTCGGCTGTGATACTCCAACATGGGAAAGGCGCCGAGGGACTTCGGCAGGTCGTCCATGACGAAGTATCTCGGTTTGAACTTCGCCACTAGATCCACAAATAGAGGGATGTCCGACGGGTCCCGCAGCCGCGCCACCCGGTCCCTAAGGGCTCCACTCATGACGGAATACTTCCCGCACTCGGGATGTCCTAAAGCCACGGTTGCATTCATCATCCTCTCGATCTCGGCTGGCTCGAGATCCTCGTAGTGTGACTTGAAGACAGCGCCCGGGAAGTTCTCCGTGAAGGTGTTCCTCCCGGCGCTGTCTCTGGTGTGGTAGTAGTCGCGCCACTCGATGTTGCCAGCGACGTCGAAACCGGATTGCCTGGCCCCGACGAGGAGAGAGCCGATGCCGCAGGTGATGCCGATGGCTTTCATTTTCGAGGCCAGTGTTTATCCATGAAATCCCTGATTGGTTTAGATGGGCAGAAGTGTCGACTAATCTTCTTTAGGGGATTGTTTGATCGACAATAACGACCACCGTTCTGAAGAAAGTCAGCTTCATCTTCTTGTGTTGCTTTATGCAGATGAAGAGAAGGCGGCTCGCGATTCATCAAACCAGCAGCATATCTGCGCCTCGATTCTCTTAATTGGAGAACACGTACCCACCGGTCGGCTTCCCACCAGGTGCTACATTCCCTCAATATGACCGTCATAATATAGCTTTCGAACTCTAGATCATTAAAATTAGCCTGTTGAGGTATGTTACCTCGGGCCCGTTTATTTTTCTTCTCAACTTTTCCCCACTGACCTTTCAGTTCCATGTGTTCATCCTCCTGAACATATTGACCAGCTCAAGGCTGTGCTCTTCTCTCGACTCCTCTACCCTCCTAGTCCGGAGCGGCTTCTTCGGCCGCTCAGACAGAGTCGGCGGCAGATCGTCGCGGTACAGATCCCTCAGCAGTCTCTTGTCCCGGCGGACGGACCACGGCTGGGACAAGGCGCCGGCGACCACGCGGCGAGCTAGGAACGGAGACCGGACCTCAATCTTGCTTCGCATCATCACGCGGTCCAAGCGGGGCAGGTGCCAGGCAATGAGCTCATGCCAGATGTCCGACGCCTGGCTGTCATACCGCGTGGCTCGGCCGTAGCCCCCGAACAGCTCGTCGGCTCCGTCTCCGGTGAGGCACACCCGCTCGGCTATAACTCTAGATAAAGCCACCTGCGGGACCAGGGAGCCTAAGTCGACCGGCTCCTGCATGATCTTGAGGGCGTCCTCGAGGTCGACGCTGGACCACTTGACGACCTTGACGTCCCTCCCCTTGGTGACCGCGCTGACGGCCAGCTGCTCGCTGGCGTCGTGCTCGTCGTAGGCGTAGTACGGAACGACGTCTCCGTACCTCTTGGCCAGGGTGTACACGATCGAGCTGTCGAGGCCGCCGCTGACCAGTACCGCCACGGGCACGTCCGACGAGGTGACCCGTCGGTGGACCGCATTCTCAATCTCGGCCTTGATCTCCAGTGGCGCCATCGGGATCGGGACCAGGGGGTCAGCGATCCATCTATCTAGGACCCCAGACAGCCCAATTGTCACGCACTCTCCAGGCAGGACCTTCTTGATCTCCTGATAAGGAGTTCTTTGAACGTCCGGGCAGTATCCCCACTTGACGACGGCGGCCATGTAGATCTCGTCAATCGAAGTCGGCAGGGCATTCTGCAACAGGGCCACCGGCTCGGAGGCGACCAGCGGGGCGTCGGTCCGATAGTACAGCGGCTTCTGCGCCAAGTAGTCGCACAGGATGCAGATCCGCTCCTTGACGTCGTCCACCACGACCACGCTCCAGAACCCATCGCGCTCGCTGAAGCCTCGAGGGCCTCGAGCTTCCCAGAGGCGGATCGCTGTCTGCAGGTCGCAGGCTGCCGTGAAGTCTTGGTCCCGGAAGTCCAGAATCTCTCCGACGAACGCAAGCAACATGTTGCTACCGACCGCCACTGGCTGGTCGTACTCGTGGTCGAGGCCGACGATCGGCAGGCGCACATGGCCGATCTGTCCGCACTTGCTGCTCCTGATGGTCGCTCTGATGCCGCGGTGGGTCATCGCCGCGAGGCCTCGAGCGACGTCTACCTTGCCCAAGCTGGCGATCAGCCCGCACATCAGTTCTTCCTCGGATCGTCTAGAACTACTTCCTTCCACTCGGTGCCGTCTGCCGGCTTCGCGACCACTCGCTGGCAGTGAGGGCAGCGGATGGCGATGTACCGACGGCCGGTCATCTCGGCCGAGGCGATCTCGCCGCCGTCCTTGCCGCAGACTGAGCAGGTGATCTCGAAGCCTCCGGATGTGATCTGAGTCATTTCTTCTCCATGTCGTCTGCGGCGATCCCGGCGTACCCGGCGATGTCGACCCAGTGGTCCAAGTGGGAACTGCCGCAGACGAGCCGCTGGATCTTCTGAAAGATGTGGTGCAGGCACTCCCTCTCGACGTCAGAGAGGCCCGTCCAGTTCGGCGCGGCCTGGGCGGCCCGCATCACGGTTTGGACGAACTTCGCCCCGTCCCTGAAGTCGCCGTGAGTCGTACCTCTATCTCGGCGGACTCGGCCGATCTTGTTCACCCAGTTGTCGCGGTCGAGCTCGACGTCAGGTGTCTGCTTCAATGGATCTACCATGGTCCCTCCATCAGATCTTCCAGCATCATCGCCACCAGCTCCCGGTTGAGGGGCTCGTTGTAGAACAGGCACCGACCCGACGGGTGGGGGATCAGCCTGAACTCTACGCCGTTCACGACCTGCGGATGGATCAGGATCTTGTCGATCCCCACAGCCCGCCGGACGTGGTCTCCCAGGACGACCACGACGCCCTCGATCACTGATGTGTGGTTCTCCAAGTTATTGAAGCGGAACGCCCTCTCGTACTCGGCCATCGAGATCCCTGTCCGGCCGTTCAGCATCTTCCACAGGCGCCAGCCGGACGTCCCGGGGCGCCTGGGCGACAGATCTGGGAGGTCGTCGTGGGGGTTCTGGTGTCCCAGGATGAGAGGTCTCATGGGTAGAAAGGTAGATCTATACTGGAGCGGAGTAAATCATGACCAAGCAAGGCAGAAGTCCCCGCGGATCTCGAACTGCTCCTTCGCACCCCAAGACTTCAGCAGGTCCTTGGCGTCGTACTGGTGGTGTCCGAACCATCCGACCTTACCTGGCTTCTGCTCGATCACTATGACGGGCTTGAACCGCCTGATGGTCTTCTCGGCACCCTTCACGACGAAGTACTCGTACCCTTCGACGTCGATCTTCAGGAAGTCGACGGCCTCGAACATGTACTGGTCGAGCTTGTCCATCCGAGTGCCAGTGCCGTCAGGGTCGACGTAGGTGCTGCCCGAGCTGCCGTTCAGGCGAGCCATGCCGACTGTGGCCTCCTTGTGTCCGAGGGCAATCTCGTGGATCTCATAGTTGTCGACGCCCTCCATATTCTTCCGCAAGCACTCGATGTGCTCGGGCACTGGCTCGAAGCCGACGACGGTGTCAAATAGTTTGACTAGGTGCATGGACCACAGGCCGACGTGCATGCCGACGTCTACGGCGCACTGCTTTCGGCGGACATACCGCATCGCCCCTTCTAATTTATGAAGTTGATAGGTGCCCTTCCCGTCGACCTTGGGGCTGCTGTGGAGCATCCCGACCAGGTGCTTCTCGTGGTCAGGGAGCCAGATCCCCTCGACGATCTTCATTCACTGCCCGCCTGGCTGATGAGACGTAGACTTGAGGTGGATGGCGGTGGCACCCGCCCCACTACGAAAAACGCCTCTCTTTATGGATTCGCCGTTGCCTCACGCAACATCCGCTCGATTTCTGGCAGCCGCGTATCAGAATTATGCAGTAGCCGCTTTAGTTCCGCGATGCTGTCGGCGTTGCCAAACAGGTTGTAACCATTCCACGACATGGCCGAATAACCCAGTCCGGTTGCCTTGAGTGCGTTATGGATTTGCATCGCGTCGGCTTCCACGGTCATACTCGTTCGGGTTGAAGAAGCGGCAGCTGGCGCAGGTTTTGTTCATGATAAAACTATCGCCTCACCGGTGCTGCCTCGACGCCGCGGCACTTGGCTGGACCTGATCCCTTGACCGTCCAAGCGCAGTCCCGCCTCGCCTCGCAGGCAACTATCGTCTTGATGGACTCGCACGCACCTTTGCCCTTGCCCTTGGGCTCTGCTGTCGCCGCTTCGACTGACGCGACCAGGAGGGCAATCGCGAGCATGTACTTCATGGTCAGTCCCTTCGAAAGAGCGGCGGCCTGCTGGGAGCAGCTTTTTCAAGTCGTGCTCTGGCACACAGGAGATCTGAGTGCAGTGAACGCCCGCAGTTCACCGCGAGCCGACTCGAACCGCCAGCGGAGAACCTGGCCCAAATCTGGAGCGCAGTAAACTGAATTTATTCTGTGATATTTACTCCGCTCAGGAGTCAAGGCAGCTTGGGGCAGTGCGGTACTCTCCCGTCTTCGAGCCCTACGACCACCAGCGAGAGGCCCTCGAGGCCCTGGCTGGAAGAGAAGCGTTCGCCCTGTTCATGTCTCAGAGGACCGGGAAGACGAAGGTCATCATCGACGAGTGGGGACAGGCAGTGTGCTCCGGAGACATGGACGCCCTGTTGGTCGTGGCTCCAGGCGGCGCCTACCGGATCTGGGAGGACGAGATCGAGAAGCACCTTCCAGCAGAGATCCCCCGGACGGTCCGGGTGTGGGTCAGCAGGACGTGCAACGAGGAAGTCACCAAGATCGTAGACTGTCCAGGCCCGAAGATCCTGATCGTCAACGTTGAGGCCTTGAGCACGATCCAGGCCGTCGTGAACCTCTGTCGGTTATTCTTACAGAGCAATAGAGCGACCATGGTCGTGGACGAGTCGACGACGATAAAGGGACCGACCTCGATCAGGACCAGAGTAACTTGCACATTGGGGCCGTGGGCCAAGAGGCGGCGGATACTCAGCGGCCTGCCGGACCCCCAGTCGCCCCTGGACTACTACGCGCAGATGTGGTTCCTGGACCCGAAGATCCTAGGCTTCAGCAGCTACGAGGCCTTCACGGACCGCCACGCCGTCAGGAAGACCATCCCAGTGGGGAAGAGACGCATCTCGATCACGGTGGGCTACCAGAATATCGAGGAGATAAAAATAAAAATTTCTAAGCACATGTTCCGCAGGACTCTGAAGGACTGTTACGACCTGCCACCGAAGATCTATAGCCGGCGGGACGTCGATCTGACAGATGAGCAAAAAAGAATTTATCTGGACCTGAAGACTCGAGCGATGTCGGAGCTCGAGTCTGGAGACTACGTCAGCGCGAGCCTGGTCATAGTCCAGATGCTCCGGCTGCACCAGGTGTGCTGCGGTCACGTTAAAGATGAAAACAACGTCATTCATTCGATCCCTTCTAATAAAATAAAAGTGCTCCTAGAATTATTGGAGGAGTACGACGGCAAGGCCGTGGTGTGGTGTAGCTACGCCCATGACCTGGCGGTCGTGGCTGCTGCGCTGCGAAAGAGATACGGCGACGACAGCGTGTCAACCTTCTGGGGCGGCAACGTGAGCACCCGCGAGGACGAGAGCCGACAGTTCCAGGAGGAACCAAGTCGACGGTGGATGGTCGCGACGCCCGGAGCCGGCGGCCGCGGCCGGACTTGGCCGATGGCCAACATGATGGTGTACTATTCGAACACGGACAACCTAGAGCACCGAGAGCAGTCCGAGGAACGCGGCTCGATCGTCGGCAAGACCGAGCCAGTGGTCGTCGTTGACCTGATCGCCAGAGGGACCGTCGAGGAGAAGATCGTGAGGTCCCTGCAGAGCAAGATCGACATGTCTACGGCCATCCTTGGAGGGGAGTGGAAGAAGTGGATCGAATAGACGAAGGTTGTTGGCAGGACCTCATTTGGTTCGAAAAGTATGAGAGCAGATGGCGGAGGCTATGCATCCTCTGGTTCTGCTTCGGAGTTGCGACGGGCACTGTTGGAACGTTCGTCGGCATGGCCATTGCGTTGATAGCGACGGGATCAGAAAGATGATCAGCCAGGCGAACCAATCTGCGATAGACATCTGGAACACATACGTTCCGGTCGGATCGCGGGTCACGTACTTCGACAAGAACGGCAACTCCGTCAGGGCGAAGACTCGGTCGCGGGCGCAGATGCTCGCTGGCAGGGACTACCCCGTCGTGTGGCTCGAGTGCCACAGCGGGTGCGTTCCTCTGGCGCACTGCCAGACCGAGCGGGTCAGCTGGAGGGCCGTCCGATGATCTTGCCGTCCTTGGCTGACCACGGGATGATCTCGGTCGACCTCGAGACGCGGGACCCTGACCTGGTTCTCAAGGGGTCGGGTGCCCATCGAGGCTCAACCATCGCTGGCATCGCGCTGGCGACAGAGGCCGGCTTCAGGTCGTACCTGCCCATCGGCCACGAGGCAGGGCCGAACCTTCCCAGGGAGGAAGTCCTTCTGTGGTTGAGGGACCAGATGGCCCTGCCCAATGACAAGGTGGGGGCAAACATTGTCTACGACCTCGGGTTCTTCCTGGCCGAGGGCATCGAGGTCGGCGGGACTATCCGCGACGTTCAGATCGCTGAGCCCCTGTTAGACGAGAATCGGTTCTCGTACTCCCTGGAGGCGATCGCGAAGGACCGCATCGGCCGAGGAAAGCACGACCAAGACCTTGATCAATATCTGATCGCCAACTTCGGCAAGAGGAACCCCAAGAACTTCATATGGCGGGCGCCAGCCAGCATCGTCGGGCCGTACGCGATCGAAGACGCCGTGATAGCGCTGGAGACGTTCCAGATCCAGAGGCCGCTCCTCCAAAGTGAAAATTTGTGGAGCCTGTTCGAGATGGAGTCGAAGCTGCCGCCGATCTTGGCTCGGATGCGGCAGGCGGGCGTCCGGGTGGACGTCGCCAAGGCTGAGCAGATGTACCGGGATCTGACTGCAAAGCAGATAGATCTGCAGAAGGAGATCCGTCGGCAGACGGGCCTCGAGCCAGAACTGTGGAAGGCCGCCGCTCTGGCCAAGATCTTCGATTATCTAGGATTAAGTTATCCGCTGACTCCGATCACGAAGAAGCCGTCGTTCGTCGCAGGGTACCTCGAGAGCGTCGACCACGACGTCTGCCGGATGATCCTGGAGGCCCGCCGGCTGGACAAGATGCGGGGCACGTTCCTCCAGGGGTGCATCATCGAGGGCCACTACAACGGCCGGGTGCACTGCAACTTCAACCAGATGAAGGGCGAGGGCGGCGGCACAGTCACAGGAAGATTCAGCTCGAGCAAGCCGAACCTGCAGTTCATCCCTGTCAGGGACGAGATGGGAAAGGAGATGCGGAAGAT